GCCTGTGGGATCGGTAAAGGGGGAGAGTTTTCTCTTCCCCTTTATTTTTTAATAAGGAGATTGTTATGGCGATAAATTCTAAAGTTGATCTTTGTAATATGGCTGTTGGCCGCCTCGGCAACTTCTCAAGTGTAAATAATATTGATACACCATCAAGCGACATCGAAATTACTTGCGCCCTTTGGTACGACATATCGCGCCAAACGTTTTTAAAAATGACAATGCCAAACTTCGCTCTTGCGCGTAAGCGTGTATCAAAGGTGGTCGAAACGCCACCATATCCATTTAAGCATTCATACGAATATCCAAGCGATTGCCTCAAGGTTTTAGGCATAGGCGCTGTTGAGGATAAGCGAAACGATTATACCGTTGAGAGCAACCGAATTTACACCGATGTTGATTACACGGATGGTTTACCATTGCGCTACATTAAAGACATTAAAGATGTTAATAAAATGTCTCCGGAATGGAAGATGGGCTTCACTTGGTTTCTTGCCGGCAATGTCGGATTTGACATTACACAAGATATGAAAAAAGTGCAGATGATTGAACAATTGTTGCCTCAAAAAATATCAGAGCTTTCCGGTGTTAACGCTCAAGAAAATAGACCTATACGAATTAGCCGATCAAAATTTAAAGCCGCAAGGTATAGCGGTTTTCCAAGAAATGAGGATAAGCGCTAATGAAGGTTATCACCTCATATAATAATTTTGCGCGCGGCAAGATCGACCACGATATGATGGGGAGGTTTGACCTCCCTATTTATCAAAATTCGGCTGATTTCTTTGAAAATGCCTTTACAAATTTCAAGGGCAATGCAATCCACCGCGCGGGATTTGAGGACATGGTTGGCGCTTTTCAAGATTGCGTTTTCCAAGAGTTTAAATTTCGTGATGATCAAAATTATCTTATAGTGCTTTATAATACCAAGATTAAATTCCTCACATATGCCAGTGACGGATCATTTGGCTTTGTCCAAAGTAGCGGCTCTGATTTGGAGGTCACAACGCCTTATACGCTTGAGGAATGCCGTGAATTACAATTTACGCAAAACGCAGACGTTACTGTTATCACACATCAAAATCACCCGCCAAAGGATTTAAAACGCACCGGAGCATCAAGCTTTAGCTTTGCAAATAGTGTGCTAACGCCGTCTGATCCGTTTGGCTCTAGTGAATACCCAAAGTGTTGCCGGTTTTACAAAGGCCGACTTTATTTTGCCAACACGGCATCAAAGCCCACGACAGTATGGGCATCAGAGGCCGGAGACTTTACAGAATTTACGATACCGTCAACTATTTTAGATGACAGTCCCCTAACATTTACAGTTTCAGAAATTACACAGCCTGTTGAATTTTTATATGGTGGAGAAAATTCTCTTATTCTTGGGTGCGCAGATGGCCTTGTGGCTGTAAATGGTGGCTCTGTGAACGCGGCAATTGCGGCGGATAGTGTTGAGGCCGACCTTACAAGTGCGGATGGCTCTAATGACAGCATACCGTTTAAAAAAGATGGGTTGGTTTTTTATATCGGTAAAAATGATCGTAATATGTATTATTTTTCATATGATCTTTTAACAGAAAGCTTTCTGGCGGAGGACGCTAATTTTATTTCATATGACATCACCAAGGGCAATATAAGCAAAATTAGGCACAAGAAAGATCGAAATGATCTTATTTATTGCCAGCGCGGCGATGGTGCTTTCTTGACGTTAAATTTTAAAGAAAAAGAAAATATTATTGGCTGGCACACACATAGAATTAAAAATGGCCTTTTGCGAGATTTAGCCGTTATCACAGACAACGATGGCAACCCTCAACTCTTTGCGCTCATACAGCGCGGCGAAGATTTTTACATTGAAAGACAGGCTGATTATGTTGAGTTTTCTCAACGTGTTGATTTTTTCACCGATGAGGGTAGTGAGGCCATTGATGATGTCGCATACAATAGAATGGTTGCAGAGGAGCTTACGCGATGCAATTACTTAGACAATTCTTTAAAGATTTCAAATCTGCAATCATCTAACCAAATAACTTATTCTTCTGGCGCTGGTACAGTGACCGATACAGACGGTGTGTTTACAAGCGGGGATGTGGGCAAGCACATATCGTACAAAACAATCACCGGATACGAGAGCGGAAGGTTCGAGATTGTAGGGTTCACCGATGCCAACACAGTTGATGTTGAGGTTTTGCAAGAGCCGACATCAAGCACATACGATAATTGGTATCTGTCATTTAGCTCATTATCCGGATTGTCACAATATAATGGCGAAACAATAAGCGTTGTGACAGATGGTGGCTATCTTTCTGATTTTGTTATTTCCGGCGGAACTCTTGATTTGGGCGCGCAAGTCTTATCATGCGTTGTTGGATATCGCTATCGCTCAACAATCAAATCATTTTGCCTTGGCTTTGCTGTGCAAGGTGAAAATACTCAAACAACAATGAAGGCCATAAGCCGTGTAGGCTTTCGTGCTGTGGCCACTGCCGGCGGTAAGGTGGGATCATCACTTTACAGGATGCAACCGATACAGGAGCTTTCTCAAAATGACATTAATTATTTGCCGCCAATACCCACGGATGGTACGAAATACATTAATTTTTCAGATGATAATGAGCGCGATAAATATTTTTATATCGTTCAGGATTTACCGCTCCCAATGACCGTGACTTGCGCCATGGTTGATGCAAGCTATAGTGTGACACGATGAAAGCAATAGATTTTGAGGAAAAATATTATGACATAGTTTGCCATTGGTGGGATCAATGGGGTTTTCCTCTTATGCCCTTAGAGGCTTTGCCGGAAAATGGTATAATGATTGTAGATGGTGAAACTCCTGTATGCTGTGCATGGATTTACAAAACGGATAGCGCGATATGCTGGATAGAGTTTTATGTCGTTAACAAGAGGGTTGATATATTTACAAGAGACAAGGCTTTGGATTTTCTGTTAAAGTCATGCTTTGAAAGAGCCAAAGATTTAGGATTTAAAATTGCCTTCTCAAGTGTTGACAGCGGCAGTATCGGTAAGAGGTTGTTGAAAAGCGGGTTTAAAGTATCTGATGAAAATATGGTAAATTATTTAAAGGTTTTATGATATGGGGTTGATGACAGCAATAATGATTGGATCGGCGCTTTTAAGCGCAAGCTCCGCCATTTCGCAATCAGAAGATGAGGCGCAAGCCAAGATTGATCAAGCGGATATTCAAGCCGACAATAAGGCAAAAAAAACTCGGATGCGGGCCGCGCGCCAAAAGGTTTCATTCTTAAATTCAGGGCTTACTCTTGGGGGTACACCCCTATCTGCTATTCAAAGCACCTTAAATACAGGGCTTGAAGATGTGAATTTAATAACCAGCAATGCCAACAAGCAAGCAAAAAACATTATATCTAATGGCCGGACACAAGCGATAACAAGCCTAGTTAGTGCCGGAGCTGGCGCATTTGGCGGAGGCGCGGCTGGCGCTGGCAGTGGAGCGGGGGGCGCTTTTGCGTCACTGGGACAGGTTAATAATGTAAACCAGACTTGGGATTTTACTGATAATTTTAGCTCAAACGCGATAGCGGATAAGAGTTATTCCGATGCCGGCGGATTTGGGCCATATAGATACTAATAAAAACAAAGGGTTAGCCAGATGGCGAATAGAAATTTAACACCATTTAGAGAAGTCACCGGACAAGCGGTTGAGAATAAAGGGCAATCTCTTTTAGAGGTTGGCGTTGATATTGCTGATCAGATCGTTAGGCAAGGGCAAGAGGCTAAAATTGTTGAGAATTTATCCAATGCTGAAATGGAGGTTCGCGCCCTAGAAAACCAATACAGAATTGACAATGAGGGCGATCCGTTCGGTGGTTTAGATAAATATAAAAATGACAGAAAAAAGATTTTTGATAAATATGGTGGTGATATTTCTCCCCTATATGGGCGCGAATGGAGAAACAGATCGTCTGATGTTGCTATAAGAAACGATGCCACACAGCAAGCTTGGGGATTAAAACAAACCCGCGTCAACACTGTGAACTCTATAAACACGAATATTAAAAACAGCATGTCAAAGGCCTCCGATGATGGCAGAAACTTTGCCGCATCAAGTGGCACTGATCCAGAGGCGTTTATAAATTATGCTGTATCGCGTGAAACGATACAAGAATTTGGTGACAGAAATTTGGGTTCTGAAACAACAGCCGGAATGCTTGAGGGTTTTGATGAGGATTACATGAAGTCATTCCTGTCTGGCGTGTCTGAAAGCGACCCCTTGCGCGCGGTTTCTCTTATGGATAACGATACCGTTAAGGATAGTTTTTCTGATCAGGCACAGTTTTTAAAAATGAAAGACGCAATGACAGCGCGCGCAAAGCGTTTTCAAAAGGCTCAAAAATCCGCAAGAAGTGTTGGGGGTATGTCTGCCGAAAACTCTTTGATTGGGCAAATCGGTAATATGAGCTATGCAGATTTGCAGCAAAATTTTAGCGAATTTAGTATGTCTCCTCAAGTGCAAGCATTTTATGAGGAGGTTAACGGTTATGCAAGCCAGCGCGCGGCGGTCAAGGGTGCTGAAAAAATA